CTCGGGCACCGCGGGCGGGCCGCCCGCCGGCTTCGCGCCGCTCATGCGGCGATCGCGAAGTAGCACTGCGCGCCCGCTTTCACCAGGTAGCGCTTGACGGTCGCGAGCGACACGCGCAGCTCGGCCGCGATCTGCGCGTGCGTCATGCCGTCGAGCTGCGCGAGCAGGAACGCGCGGCGAACGACGGCGGGCAGCCCGTCGAGCATCCGGTCGACCTCGACGAGCGTCTCGAACAGGACGGCGCGTGTCTCCGGCGACGGCGCGACCGCCTCCGGCCATTGCGCGAGCGCGTCGAGATACGCGCGCTCGAGCCGCTCGCGCCGCCAGTGGTTGTACAGCACGCGCTGCGCGACGGTCGTCAGGAACGCGCGCGGCTCGGCCGCGTCGATCGGCTCGTCGCGTGCGAGCAGGCGGATGAACGTGTCGTGAACCAGATCGGCCGCGCGCTCGCCGCAGCCGAGCTTCTTCGACAGCCAGCCGTGCAGCCAGCCGCGATGACCGGTATAGAGCGCAGCGATCTCCCGCTGCAGACGCAAAGTGTTGGCCGGCATGGACGTGATCCCCCCGGACCGTCACGCCGGGAGTAGCGCGCCGTTTAATTTGACCCAGCCCGACGTTTACTTTGACCCGGCAATTTTGGGTTGATCGGGCCACGCGGGTTCGTGCTTGGTGAGGTCGACGTTCTTGACCGCGCGCGTGTATGCAACCCATGCGCGGGCCTGAGTTGTCTCTTCGGCGGTCGCCTCGCCGAGCGTAATCGCAGTTTGCAACGGAGTCAGAGCCACGCTCGCGCGCTCCAACAACCGATCACGCACCGCCGTATTCCCCGCGACGATCTGCTCGACGGTGGGTGGCGGCGGGTCAAGCAACACGGGCACCCCTTCATCGTCCAGGGCCATGCGCTTACCTTGTGCCTGGCCATCGAGAAGCATTTTCCATTGATCATCCGTGATTTCGATACAGGCCACGTCCTCCGGCGCGGGGCTGTCCACACTGTCATAGAACGCAGTAATGAACTTGTTTGAATCGCACGCTGCAAGTTTTTGAGCCATTTTTCCCCCGATTTCAGAATCCGACCGCGAAGTAGTTGCCGCCGACGCCGCTCGACATGGCGGAGTTGTTTTGACAGCTCAGTGCCGCGCCAGTCTTGGACGCGGAATAGGTCTGCACTGTGAAGTTGCCAACCGACCCGCCGCCGATCGTCGGTGAGACGCCAAGACACGCGTTCGGGAAAGCGAGCGGAAACGTGACCGTCGCGTTGGGGTTGCCCGTGCCAGACGACATGAAACCACCCCATTGAAGCATGAACCCGTTGGGAAACTTCTGAACCCCTGGTATCGCGAGCACACCAGCGAACAGGTTGTCTGCCTTAAGAGCCGACGAACCCATCAGAATCTGCCAAATGCCACCATTTCGAACGATCAGCGCGGGCGCTGGTGAGGCCGGCGTCGGCCCCGTGATGTAGGAACTCCCCACCGGTGTACCGCTTGCGTTGTAGAGCACGTCGTTTCCCTGCGTCACGATCATCCCCGCCGCAGCAATAAAGAACGCTGCGCCCTCTGGGACGGTCGAGACGAGAGGAAGCGCGACCCATGGAGCATTGACGCTGTACACGACCGATCCAGCTTGCGCAGCTGTCAGGGTGAGTCCGGTTCCTGCATTCACAGACCCTGAGAAGTTGCCTAGGCCGCGCTGCACGAACGCCGTTGTCGCCAGTTTCGTAGTGGCATCGAACTGCGGGGGCGATGCCGCAAGCGACGTGCCGGTCGCGTAGTTCAGGGAGTTAGACCCGCCAACGACATCGATTTCCGTTGTGCCCCGCCACATCAGGACGGCGTTTTCGCCCTTATTGAGCGTGATGGTCTTGTTCGTCGCGCTCGACCCGGTATAAATGAAATCGTCCTTTCCGGACGCGCTGAGCTTGACGGTCCCTTCGCCGTAGTTGAAGAAGCGTGTTGCCGTGCCGGCAGGCATCGAATTCGCAATCGGAAGTTGCAGTGTTCCTGCATTGGCACCGTACCAATCGACGCATGCGCCCGCGATTTCCGTAGTCAGCGCGGTGTTGGTGTTGTACATGAGCGCACGCGAGAAATTGCCCATCGCGAGCCTGACGCTATCGTTGGTCGCAAACTTGCGAAGCAGCGCATCGCGCAAGCGCGTGTATGAAGCTTCGTCGTCTGGATTGAACGCGCGGCCCTCGACCCCGGCGAGCTTCAACACTTCCATCATGCTCCAGATCACCATGTTGGCGTCATTGCCCGACCACGCAGTCGGAACCGCGATGCTATCGCTGTGCATCCGTTGCCCAGTAGAGCCATGCACCACGTTATCGATACTGGTTGTGTAGTCCATTCAGGGTCTCTTCAAAGGTAAATCACGTTGATCTGAAAGCGCGCCGGGGCAATCCTGGCGAGCAGGCACTCGATTTCGGTGCCGTCCTTCGTGCAAGCACGCAGCCGTTGGCCAACGCGGTTCAGGCCAACGCGAAACGGCTGACAGAGGTACAGGACCTTGACGTTGAGCACGCCCGACAAGCTGCCGAGCCGATCGCCGACGCGGTTGCGGCCGACGCGAAACGGCGTCGAATACCAGACTTCGACCTGGTAGCCGTATCGCGCGAGATAGGCCTCGATCGCGGCCGGGCTTTCGGCCGAGCTGTCCTCGTAAGCCAGATCGAGGTCGCCACGCAGGCGGGCCAGCATGTTCGTGCGGCGCTGTTCTTCGTCTTGGGTGCCCTCGAAGCACGAGTCGGGCAGGCTCAGCGCTTCCTCCCATTCCTCCATGCGGGAACAGGTGCGATGCGGAATCCACTGCTGCGCGGCGCTGTCTGCCCATTCGTGGTGTTCGCGCAGAACCGCCGCCCACGCCTTTAGCCATCGCATCACGACAGAACCCGGCGCGCGCGGGAACGCGAAGCCCGGCGGCAACAGGTGCGTGAGCGCTTGCCAGAACTTGTCCATCACTGGAATGCCACCGAGCGCAGAACAAGAATCTGGAACGCACCAGCCACTAGGAATCCGCCTTCCGTCAGCGTCGGTTGAACGAAAACATGATCGAACTCGCCCGGCGCGGTCGAAACCGCTTCTCGCAGATGGGTGTGCGGAATGCGTCCATGCGGCACGGCCTCGCGGAAGAACAGGTCGCGCAATTCCAGCTCGATGGCCGAACGAGTCGCGGCGGTGTCGGGCGTGGTACGTAGCACCACGTCGACATAGACGGGTTCGGGCACGATCACGAACAGTTCGTCAGGCGGACCACGCTTCGGGTCCCGGATGTAGTCGTACACCGCCTGACGCTGAGCCTCGGTCGGTAGGCCGTATGGCGGGTTGTTGTCCGCCATGATGATGATGCCGGCCGACGTGGGGCCGCTCGGGTTGCGGATGCCCCATGCGCGCGTAATACCGGGCACCGATAGCGCCCAGCGTTCATAGTCGCCGGGCGCGCTGCCGCGCGGTGGATTCGCCAGCCGCTGGCTCAGTCGGTAGATCGCTTCCGGGTCCTTCTCACGGTCAGTACCGCCACTGAGCCCATCCGGCCCGACCTTGAACGATGCGTCGACACCGGGCACCGTCGCGATAAGTTCCAGGGGCGTAGCTGCGGCAAGGTTGCCGGCGCTTCCCGGCACGTCACATACGATCTTGGCCGCGATGCTGCCGTCGTTCGACACGGGCGCGTCTGCCAGCACGGTGAACGTCTGGCCCGCGTCGTCCCGCAACGTCGAACCCGCATTCAACACTCGACCAGCGACGCCGGGGCCGAGTGCGACGCCTTGCGAAACCTTCGCTTCCTTGCGCGGTAGTCCGTATGCGACCAGCCAGGCATCCAAGAACTCGCCAACGGATTTCGTCGGAATGGCTTGGCGAGCGATGAAGTCGCGCAGATAGCGGTATGCGCCGTGTATGCCGACGCCTTGCGTGAAAGCCATTGCCTCGATGTTCGAGCGGGCCAGTGCGATATCGGTAGCCGACAGCTCGGTGCCTTGCGCGATCGCCGCATCCGTCAGTTGCTGTTGCAACTGGCGCGCGGCGTTGTCCTTCAATTCGGCGATGGTCGGAATGGCGACCTGGACGGACGTACTCACGCGTCGGCCCTCCGCAACGAAGTGCCCCACAGCACGTCATAGACCGGCCGATCGGGATTGCCTTGGAAGATGCGCGGACGAAGCGCCAAACGCTCGTCGCCCGATCCGGCCCACGTCGCCGTCACGTCGACGCGGCTGGCCACGTCGGTGCGCACCATCCACTGCAACGATTCCCATGCGGCAAAGCGCGCACGCTCCAGCATGTCGACGCTAGACTTCGTGACATAGCAGAGCCAGAGATGCGAACCCCATTCGTCCGACTCGTCCCGTGGCGCGTCGCCGGCCGGCATCGCGAACTCGTCGCCGCACCAGCCGCGACGGTCGCGTTGATTGTGCGGCAACGTCACGTCCGGGCCGGCGCGCCGATCGGTGAATAGCGACAGGATGACGGCCGTGCACAAACTGTCGTCCAGTTCCAGCGCAAGCACTTCGAGCGGTTCGACGTGATGGCCAACAGCGACGCAGGGATTGGAATAGTCGTGCCACGCGCCGTTACTGGCGCGGCCTGTCCGTACGACGTTCCAGTCGAACGGCAGCGCCAGCACGGCGGCGGAAGTGGTGGAAGTGGTACGGATATCGATCATGGCGGCCAGTGCGAGAACTGGCGTTCATGATCGTTTCAAGCAGCGTTTAAGTCGTTGTGAAACATTTCACAAACGGGCTTTGGCGTCAGACGACGCCGCCCGATCGATCGCCGCCGCGCTGTACGCTATCGTGGTTATGACCAAGGAAGTCGCGGCCAGCGATCGACGCGCCTTCCCGAATGTTGGCCGTCTTGGATTCGATCGCCTCACTTGCCTTGACCTTGGGCGTTTCGAAGGTGACGCCGGACTTGGCGACCACCTCGAACGATTCGCATTCGACGCGCACCTTGCCGCCGTCCGTGAGCAGGATTTTGTGTCCGTCCTTGTGCCAGACGGCCACTTCGCCGACCTTCAGCCTGGGGCGGCTGTCGATTCGATCGAGGCGCATGACGACGGTGTGGCCTCCTACCTCGATAACGAGCCCTTGGCCGTCTCCCGGATTGCCTGCGAAGCCATAGTCCTGCCAGCGTTCCGCGTTCTCGCGGCCGGACGTATCGAACACCTGGACGGCCACTTCCTGTACCGGGCCGTCCTTCAGGCCGCGCATCAGAGCGCGGCGAAGCAGATTCATCAGGCTCACGACGGGTCTCCCTTGATCTCCAGAACCGCTCCATCCTTGCCGCGCTTTCCCTTGCGTTTGTCGTGCTTCGTCTTCGATTTCAGCGGCACGGTGTCGTACGCCTCGACCGGCCGAACGAGCAGTTCGGTCACGTCGCCTTCCTTCAGGTCGACGGTCTGCTTCGCTTCGCAGACCAGCCATTCGTCGCCGTCGAGCCCGGCGATGTCGTCGTAGATCGGCACGCGGGTATTGATTTCCCAGGGCTTGCCTTTCCACGTCCAGCCCTCGACAACGTATTTCAGGCCGAACGCATGGCCTCGACGCACGCGCATCGTATGGTCGACCAAGCGCTGCATGTCCGGTGCCGCGTTGTTGCCGTCCGCGTTGATGACCAGCGGCAGATAGCGCCTCATCTCCGAGTCCTTCGCGTGCGCCTTTTGCTGCACGGCTTTCTTGAACGCCTTGTCGACACTGCCGATGGTGCCGCCGACTTCCAGCGTTTGCAGGCTCTTGTGGTGCACGACATTGCCTTGGCCATAGCAGAAATAGTCTGAAAAGCGCTCTGCATCGGTGCCGACGCCTTCCATGCTGACGACATTGACGCCGCGCACGATCGCGCCGTGGCTTTTCGTTTTGCCTGCTCGCGTGATGAGCACGCGGCCTTCCGCGTCGGTCGTCACCAGCACGCCGCGCAGGCGCGCGACGCGTGCGAGCACGTCGACAACCTTTTCACCGTGCTCGATCTTCAGGTCACGGATCGCTTCCCCGATGTCGGTGTCGATCTTCACGTCGATGCCGAACGGCTTGCACAGATCGCGCGTGATCTGGTCCAGCTTCGCGTTGCGCCACTGACCGCCCTGGTAGATCGCCGAGCAGGACACCAGATCGCCGCTGCGGCTACGGCCTTCGATCTTCAAGCCGCAGTCGTCGCGCTTATAGAACGGTTCGGCCGCCAGTACCGTGCCTGTCACGATCAGCGTGTCATTGATACGCACTTTGATTGCGTCTTGGCGCTTGATATTGGGCGGATTGCCGGGAATCAGGGATACCGGGATGGTGAATCGGCTTGACAGCGTTTCCAGCGATCGCTCGATGGTGGACGACAACCAGCCCTGATAGTCGCGACCATTGACTGTCACGAATATCTTGGCGTCGTCGCGCGTGAATTGGTCAGGCTTCGTCATACGTCAATCGTGCTTGATAATGCGCAGCGGCGTGCCGGGCGGCACGAGCAGCGGATGGCGGATGTGCGGATTCATCGCGACGATTTCGTCGGCCCAGCGCACCGTTCCGAACATGCGATAAGACACGTACAGCGCCGGCTGCCACGATTCCGGCGTGTACGTCGTGAGGCGGGCCAGATCGCGCGAACGCGCCTGCAAATCGGCCAGCACAGCGGTTTTCAGGTTCAGCAGCGCGTCGTGCGTGGTCACTGCGCCGACACCGCCCACCGGCTCGGCCGCGCTCGCCAAGATCAGTTCGGTGATCTGCTGATTGAAGTCAGTACGCAGCGCGAGCGCCTGGTCGTAGTTGTCCAGCTCGATTTGCGTCGCTGCGCGCACCGCCATGATGGTCGCGATGCCGTTGAAGAACGTTTCCAGCGCCTTCAATGACTGCGCCTCGGCTTGCCGCGCGGCAGTTTGGTACGGGCTGACGGACGGCGTGAAGGCTTCGGCGAGCTTCGCCTGGGCGGCGGAAGGAATGAAGCCGGTCGGCGCGTACGCGGTCGCGATCGTCGGGCTGATGGCCTGCGGCAAACCCGACGACGACGGATTCACCTGCTGAGCCAGCAGGCTGCGGGTCGCGGTCGGCGCTTTCCACAGGTTCCGCGCCGCGCCGAATACCGACCATGCCTCGCTTGAGGTGAGCGTTTCCGGGATTTTGGCAAGGTCCGAAATGCGGCGGCCGAGAATCGACGGAATCGCCGCCAGCTCGTTCAACGGGAACGTGATGTACTGGCGCACGAGGCTGTTGTACGTGTCGAATGTACGGTTGACGAAGGAAATTCCATCCCACAACGTATCCAAGGCCGATCGCATGCGTGTTAGCACGTTATCGTGCGCCCAACCGGTTAGCTTGGACAAATCGAAGTTCGCCGTCAGCGAATCGATCAGCGATTGTTCGGCGGTGTCGGCCGCGTCGGCTACCTGGTCAGCGGTATTGGTCACGCCGACCGGATAGCGACGCGCCTCGGCCCGGACAAACGATAGCTCCAGCCGCGCGCACCCGCCTTCGGAAGCCGGGGCTTCCTTCACCGTGTATTTGCCGTTGCACCAGCAGCGAATACTGCCCTGTGTCGGATGCACTAGCACGCCATCGCCCGTCAACACCTGGCGCAGACGGTTCAGCTGTTCCAAGTAGTCGTCGCCAACGACATACGCCGAGAACTTGATTTCGCTCGCGCCCGCGCCCATGCGAAACACGGTCGGCAGGTCCTGGAACGGGTATTCGCGCAGCACCGTGTTATCGCCGTCTGTCATCTCGATCGTGTCGACCTGGAACGGCACGTCGCGCCACGAAGCGGTGCGCAGTTGATCGAGCCAACTGGTTCCCAAAAGAGCCATTAGTAGCGACCTCCGGGATTGGTCGCGCCGGCGTCGACGCGCAGCGCGGCGGGCTGTTGCATTACCGTCGTGCTGGTCGTCACGCGATCGTCGCGAACGGACACATTGACGTTCAGGCTGCCGTTACCGATTTCGACCTTCTGCGGTTCGGACTGGATGCGCTCGAGCATGGCCAGCGCCGTCGACGGCTGCGTGAGCGGATTGGTCAAGTAAGCGGGTTGCGTGCGCAGGATGCTGATGCGATCCAGCATTTCCGGGGAGACTTGAACAGTGGAACCATCCGCACGCCGGGTTTCGCCCGCTCGTTGCGACGGGGGCACGGACATACCATTGAGCCGATCGCCAGCCCACTGTGCACCGAAGAATCCAATCGCGCCGCCGAGCATGCCGCCGATCGGCACTGTCACCGGCGCGAACGGTCCACCGAATGCGCCGAGCGCTGCGCCGGCCTGTGCGCCAGCCCATCCGCCCGCGACGCCAGCGGCAGCGCGGCCGGCAGCGTTTGCCTTTTCAGTCGGCGTTTTGCTGTTGTCGAGCAAGGCGGGAAGCAATTCGTATGCAGCGAGTGCACTAGACACTACCCACGGCGCACTACCGCCGAGCCGGCCTAGCAATCCGCGCCGCGCAGCGGCTGCCGCTGCTCCGCCAGCCGCGCCGGCGGTGCCCGTCGCGCTACCGTCGCGAGGGACAGGAGCATTCCAGCCCGGCACCTTGTTCACGACATAGACAGGAACGGGGCCACCGTTGAGCCCGCCCAGGCCACCAGCATCAGCAGTACCCACACCACCGCGCTTACCGCGATTCATCAGAAAGCCGGCCAAGGCACCGCCAACACCGGCGGCGGTCGCGACTGTTGCGGCCTGCCCGAGCGCCGTTAGGGCGGTTGTCGTCCCCGGTAAGGCTTGCGCGAATTTCGTAACAGCATCGAGTGCGGTATTTAACGGCTCTTCGACTCGTTGGAATACTCGACTGCGAGCAATGTCGACTTCGTTGCTGGCTTGTTGAGCCTTAAAGCCGGCGCGCGTGGAAATCACGTTGAAATTCGAAGCCATCGCCTCGCCGTTATCTCCATGCACTTTGCCGAGCACGTCTTTTACGTAGTTCATGTTCGACATGATGCCGATCAGCGCCATCAATGCCTCTTTGTCCTGAATTACCTGCCCGACCGCGGAGCCTTGCAGAATGGACGCCATAGCTTGATAGGTGGCCTTCTGTTGGTCCCCCGTTTCGGTTTCGGCCTTCTTTTTCAAAGCCATGTATTTCGGGTCTTTCGCAGCGATCTGCTGTGCAAAGTCGGCGAAGGCATGGATTCCATCGTATCCACGCTCGCGGGCACGCGCGAGGGACTGCGGCAGGTTGTAGCCGAGCTTCTTGAAATCTTGCGCGGTGTCCGAACTGTTGATCTTCAGGATCAGGTTGTTGAGGTTGTTTCCGGCCTTGTCCGCGCTTCCTGCCGTGATTGCCGACGCCTGGGCATATGACACCAGCTTTTCATAGTCGGCCATGCCGCTCATGCCAAGCTTGTCGCTCGCCGATGCCATCAGCTCCGGCAACCAGCGCGACATGTCTTTCACTTCGAAGCTGCCTTCCTGGCCGGCGACAATGGCTTTCGAAATGGCCGGCTTGATCTCATCCTCACGAAGCTTGAAGTTGCGAATACCCGCAACGGCGATCTTCGAAATGTCGTTCACATCCGCGTCGCCTGCGGTCGCCCCTTTCTGTAGATCGGCCAGCATTGCATTGGCCGTATCGATCTTGACGACCCCTGACGCGATAACGCCGCTCATCGCCTCAGCGGCCGAATCCCGCGAGCCACCGCCTTGCTGCACGGCCGCGTTGATGGTCTGTTCGATATCCCGAATCTTCAGAATGCGCGCGGCAGGAGACAGATCGCCATACGCGACGTTGGCGATGTGACCCAAGCGCTCATCGAAAGATATCGGCCGCTTGAGCGAAGCCGCAGCGGCGGCACCGCCCGCCGCAACGCCACCGACAACAGCCGCGCCGGCCTGCCCGACGCGGCCGACCACGTGTGCGGCACGTTCAGCATTCCGCCGAATGTCGTCCAGCCGGCGCGCCACACTGCCGAGATACGCGTTCATCCGATCGAGCGATGATCGGCCGCCGATTCGCGATATCGCCTGGTCGGCGCGCTGCGAAGCGTTCGCGACGTTGCCCAGCGCGGACTGCATGCGGCGCGCGTCGGCGTCGACGTGGCTCGCCCCCGTCTTCACACCAACCTTTTCCAGCTTCTTCGCCGTGCTGTCCGCCAGCGCCCCCGTCGCATCGAGTAGTTGCTTGTCGCGCTGCGCGACCTGCTCGGTGAGCTTGCGACGCCGCGCCATTGCGCGCGCGATGCCGTCGACATACCGCTGGGCACGTTCGCCGCCGGACGCCCCGACGCGAGCCAGCGCGGTGTCAGCGCGTTGAGACGCGGCCGCGACACCCGACAGTGCGCCTTCTATCCGCCGCGCGTCGTTTTCCAGACGCGCGGCGTTTGTCTTGCTGCCAACCTGTTCGAGCGCCTTCTCGGTCTTCTGTGCTGCACGGTCAACGCCTGTGAGCGCCTTCGTTTGTCGCTGGCTGGCTTGTTCGAGCGCGCGCGCATTCTCGGTCGCGCGGCGCTTCAGATCGCCGGTCAGATTGATGACGTACCGCAGCACCATGTTGCTCATCGTCGTTTCCTCGCCTGTTCCAGTCGGGCCTTATTCACGCGGTCCAGCTCAGCGGCCCATGCCACCAGTTGCGACAGCGGCATCGCCCGAACTGTAGTCAGCGAGCATGGCAGGGCCAGACTGAGCCGACGCGCCAGCGTCTCCCATTGCTCCAGCCTGGCCCTCGGATCGCGGGCCGGACTGTTCCTTTTCGCCGGCGAGGATTGCGTCAAAATCGGCCTGCGTGATGAGCCCGTGGCGCAGTTGCGCGGCGAGGTCGACCAGCACACAGCGTTCCTCGATCTTGGCCAGATCGAGCGGCGACAGGCGACCGAACATCTCCAGCGTGAGCAGTTTCTGGTCGATGGAATCGAGCCCGGCGCATTCGAACCGGTCGACGTGGCGCAGCGTCATGGCGACGCGATACAACTCGTCGGACACCAGCAGCGTGGGCTTGCCCTTGATCGATACGACGCGCTCGGCCAGCTCGACGGCGGCGAATTCGTCCGCGACAGTGGTTTCGCGCAGACGAACGGTGCGGTAGTGCACGGTCTGTTCGCCGATGTGCGACGGCAGCCCGTCGACCAGTTGCACACGGTAAATATCGCTCTTGTTCATGATGAAATTCGAATGTGAATGGATTCAACGCCGGTCAGATGCGACGAAGGCAGGACCGGCGCCTGCCTTCGTCGTGGTTGCGTCAGTGTTGCGTTACAGCCATTGCAGCGCCGTGAGCGCGATGAACTCGACATCGGCCGGTCCATTGCCGATCTCGCCCATGCTCTTGAACGTGCATTTACCCGCGCGGCAACGCCGGCCCGTGTGCAGGTTCGTCATCACGATCTGCGCTTCGCAAATCGCGCTGATGCTCGCCGGATCGCGCGAGCCCGTGAACAGCAGCTTGGCCTTGATGATGCGCGGCACGCGCTTGCGGGTCGTATAGTCCGGCCCGTTCGCGGCCAGAGCGGCCTCGCGCTCGAAGCCGGCAGCGCCTTCGATCGTGGCGCTGCCGTCCTCGATTGCCCATTCCTCACCATCCACGGTGAAGCTATCCACTCGATAAAGTTCGCTATCGCAGGCCATATAGCCCTCCAGTCAGTCAGAAATATGTGTGGTGTTGCGTCGGCGATCAGACGTGGCCCGCGATGAACTCGCTGGTGATTTCGGTCTGGTAGTGCTGCGTGATGAGCACCGGCTGGTCCACCACCTTCAGCTTGCCGTTCGGCCCGTCGACCTCGACCAGCAGCGTCTTCTTGTAGTGGTCCATGTTCTGGAACAGTCCCGCCGTCACGAACTGCTCGTAGTTGTTCAGCATGATGTCGGTGCCGAGCTGGGCGGTCATGATCTTCTGGCCGGGGATGGGCTCGGTGAGGTATTCCGCGATCTTGTAGCCGCGATACTTCGTCTGGATTTCCGACACCGTGAACCAGCGGTAGTACGAATTCGTCTTCACCCAGTTCAGGTTCCGCCACGACGGATCGACCGCGCCGCTCGGATGCGTTGTGTAATTCGTCACCATGCGCAGGATGTTCGCGGTGCCGTCTTCCATCGTCTCCAGCACAGATCCGCCGGCCAGCAGCATGTTGTTGCGCTGCTCGACCTCCCAGTCGTCTTCCAGGCGCGCGGCGACATAGCCGTTCAGCTTGACGCCCGTAAAGGGGGCGGCCGGATCGATGGCAGCGTGGCTTTCGATCGCCGCCGCAGCAGCGGCAGCCGTTTCCCACGGGTTCGTCAGGTCGCGGGTTACGCAAAGCGTATGCACCTGCGGGCTGTTACGCGGGCCGAGCCAAGCGACGACTTCGCCTTCGGTGCCGCGCACGACCGTGACGGCCTGGCCGTCCTGCATGTTGTCGAAGTTCCATCGCCGTTCCAGCTCGGCCTCCAGCACGCCCATATTCGCGCTGTCGGTGTACGGCATCGCGTACTGCGTTGCGCGAAAGCCCTTGATCGCCGAGACGATGGGCGTGATATCCGGATTCACCGCACCGCCCGACATCGGCGTGATCGTCATCGTGACGCCCTGGGGCAAGCGGTCGTCCGCGTAGTACGTGCCGCGCAGATTGATGCAGTTTCCCGTCTCGCCTTTCCAGCGACATGTCAGCTTCACTTCGCCATCAGCACCGCCGGCTGCTGCGCTGACCGGGAGACTCGGCGTCGCCTTGATTGCGTTGATGAGCTTCGTGGCGACCGTGGCCGGCGTATCGTTGACGGCGACGCCGACACGGACGCGACGGCCACCGATGTATAGCGGCAACTCGCCTGCCGCGTGCTGCGCATCGACCTGGATCGTCACTTTGCCGGTAGCAGCGATCGCCGTCGCATCGTCGGCCAGGATCACCAGATCGATGGGCATGCCGAGATCGGCGTTCGCTTTGGCTGCGCGCCACATGGCGAGCAGCATGGAGCCTTCACCGAGCAGACCGATTGCCTCGGCTTCGCTCGTGACGCGGTGGCGCTTCTTGATGTCCACGCCAGCGGGCGGGTTCGCCTGCCCGATTAGCAGCACGCTGCGCGGCATGCCGCGCAGTCCGCGGATTGCCTTCGAAGCGTCGAATTTGTGGGCCACGAAGGGCACCAGGAAGTTGATGGAAAGCAGGTTCGGCAGCATCTTCTATCGTCCTGTAAATGGGCGTTGAAACGGGGTTGAGCGGGGCTTACTCGGGCAATGGACAACGGATCAGGTCGTCGTCATCGAGCAGGCGCAAGATGCGCAAATTGACCGTCGCGGGGCTGACGTCCGTCTCGCTGTACAGGCCGCCGAACTCCCGGTTGACGACCACGCGCCCCACGCCGGCAATCACGCCGATCTGCTCGCCGAGTCGTGGCGGCGGCGGTGGCGACTCCTCGACCGGCGTTTCGATGGCCCCGGTTTCGAGGTCGGGTGTGGCGTCAGCTTGCATCGGGGTTTTAGCTCGGGCCATTGGTCACTCCTTTGATTTCAAATTGAACGTCGGGGCCGGGTTCGGGCGGCGGCGGATCGGACGGTCGTGTCGTCGGCGTCGTATGCACCTCGACGCCCACCAAGTCGGGCAGATCGTCGGGATTCAGCAGGCTGGCGAACTCGACTTCCTGCCACCAGCCGATCATCCAGACGGCCAATCCCTTGGCATCGAGCTTGCGGCTGTACATGTTCTCGGCCACCACGTGATCGGCCTTGCCTGTACACGGCGGCCGATTCCAGCTCGTCAGGATTCGCGACACCACCTCGGCGCGATACACGGCGGCTTGTGCGCGCTCGACCCGATTCACATCCTTCGTCACGACAAACACGGCAAGGCGCGCGGACCACGCGTTCCGCGCGATGTACTGGCCGGCCTTCGGCAAGTGCCGCCAACCGAGAAAGGCCGTGAATGCGGCCGGCGCTGTGAACGACTTCGCGTTGACTTCTTCCGTATCGAACTGACCGCCATAGGCTTCGATCGTCTTGAACAGCTTTCCAGCCTTGGCGCGCAGTTCCGCGTTCACGGCGTCGAGCAGCGCGAGGCTGACGATGTGCTTGTCCATCACATCATCCTCACGGCATCGAGCAGCATGTCGCCTATCAGCGCGGCGTCGCGATCATTGACGCCGAGCACCGGTCGCGCCTCGATATGCACCGCATGTCCTCGGCCGGCATCCCCGCCGAAATGGTGAATGCGCGCGTATTCCATGTTGCTGCCGACCTCCAGACCGTCCGGGATGAGGCCGTACACGTAGCTGTCGTACAGGTTGTGCGAGTCAATCAATGTTTGACCGTCGCGCGCGAGCGCGGCGGCCGACTGCGGCATCGGGCTTCCGTCCCACAGCAATTGTTGGTCGAATCGATCCTGAATCTGGCCGAGCATGTATTCGCCGATGTCTTCGCGCGCGCGCACGAACGTCACGCCGCCGATCGCGGCAAGATGCCGACGCAACGCGTCGTCGCCGCTGAAATCCCATTGGACTGAGACGCCGTTCATTTCCCGTACCTGTTCCAGTTGTAGTCGCTCGGCACCTTGCCCCACAGCACGCGCCGGCCGCTCGCGGCAGGCGGCGGCAGCAGCCGCACCTTGCCGGTTGACACATCTCGCAACCAGTCATTCCAGTACTTGCAGCGCTTTTCCTGGTGTTCGGTCGCGTTGTCCGGATCGTCCATCAACGAACAGCGTACGAGCGACAGACAGCACGTCTTCAGCGGCGTCTGGTCGATGTCGGCCTGGTCCAGCGGCAGGCGCACGTTGGACCGCAGGTAGCCGTTCATGAAGCGGCTGGACTGCGCCAGCATGGAAGTCAACCGAGCCATCGCACGGTCGCACGTCTCGCGCTCGTCATCGGTACGCTCGGGCGAGTACTTCCCGGCGATGCCCTCGCGCAGCAGCTCAGGCGTCAGCAGGTCGCTTTCCTCGTCGCGCAACAGTTGGCTGGTTTCTTCCAGTCCGAATTCCCGCACGTACTCGGTGAGCGTGGCGTATGCGGTCATTCGCGGGCCTTTGACGCGGTGCCGCGCTTCGCGGCGGGTTTCGATGCGCCGGATTTCGCGGCCGGCGTCGTCGCCTTGTCGACGGGCGGGGTGTCCGGCGCTTTCGCAACGTCAGTCACCGGCCCGGTCGCGTCTGCGCCACCTTGCGCGGAACCTTCGTTCCCAGCCGACGCGCCCGATTTGGCAACGTCCGGCGCGGCGCCGGAATTCGCGCTGGCTTCGGCCAATGCGACGGCGCGCGCCGATTGGCCATCGTCTGGGGTTTCGATTGCGCGCAGCACACCACTGGCCACCAGATCGGCGACCTGATCGGGATGCCCGACGACGCGCTCGCCAACGGCACGGGACTTGCGATGAATCCGAACGGGGGCCAGCACTTCATAGGTTGTATCGCTCATGATTTCTCCTGCCTCCACCCGGCCGACACCGCACTTCCACGTCGGCCGGGGACAATGGCATGCGCGAGGATGGTTATGTCGGCGTGACGACATCCTTCAGGAAGAAGCCCAGCTCGGGCGCACAGACGACTTCCTTGACCGATTCGCCGACGCGCACGCGACGGCCGCCACGCAGGCCGATGCGATCGTCGAACTGCGCGCCCGCGATCCGCGTGCCGTATTCCGCCGTGAAGCCGAACGTGACGTTGGCACCGTCGACCACGCCCGCGATCTTGGCCGCCGCCGTGTCTTGGTACAGCAGCGCCATGCCGCCGCTCCAGGCGGGCGCGATCTTGGCCTGCTGGCCCGGCTTCGAGAGGTTCACACGGGCGCGACCGACCAGAATCTGGTCGATTTCCAGCAGCTCGGCGACCTGTTCGCGCGTCGCCGCCCCCTTGTCGCCCGCGTTGCCGTGCACAGCCTTCGCGATGACCGGATGCGTACGCAGCGCACGCCACTCGGACTGACCGAGCACGGCGACGTTCGGCCGCATGATCGGGCGATCGAGCACGTCGAGCAGGAACTCCAGCGGGTCGCTGCTTGCGTTGTCGAAGCGATCCGTCGCCGCGACGTTCTCCGCATTGCCGTTGTACGTGGCCGGACTGAACACCGTGCGCGCGACGCGGATTTCGCGGTCGAGAATGACCAGACCGGCCAGCATCTCGGTCGTCAGCAGTTCCAGGTTCGTGTTGTCCGGCGCGCTGTCGATGTCCGCCTGCGGCAGCGCGTGATCGAGGCCGAAGTCTTCGGTTTCCGCCGTCATGCGCTTGCCGTTGAATTCGACCTGGTTGACTTGCGAACGACGGCCGACCTTGGTATCCGGCACGGTGAACTGTTGAGCGGGCGGGTAGTACTGGTAGGCGAACTGTGTCTTGGCGAGCGGCGACGTGCGCGGCAGCACTTGGTCGGCGATCATCGCCGGATTGCGCACGATCACCGCGATGGCGGTCATCTGCGGATCGATCGGAAACGGACTGGTCATGGTGGCTCCGGGGTGGATAGGGTCGTTGAGATGAGCGGTGCGCGAGGGGCTGCGATCAGCGGCCGATGAACACCGAGCCGATGTCACCGGCCACGCCGCTCAACAGCGCGTCGCCGATCGACGCATCGCCGGCTGCGGCCGGAATCGCACGGCCCTGTGCGTCGGACTTGATGCGGTCGCCGCGCGCGACGGCCGCGCCGTACAGAACGGGCGTCGGCCCGAGCAGCACCACGTCGACGCGCACGCCGTCGGCCGCGCCTATATCGGTCGTCGCGCCAAGCAGCTTTTCGCCTGCCGCGCCGATGGCGGGGGCCGCGTGGTCGTCGGCATCGCCGTAGGCGACGAGCCGGTGCGGTGCGGCTTCGCCTTGCGCGAAGTAGCTGGCCGTCACGATACGTTTGTTGGTAAGCATGTCGCTCCTCGTTTGAAGTGTCGGGAAAATGCGTCGGCTCTGCGTCAGCCGTTGTTGCTGACGTGCATCACGGCCTCGGCATATGACACCGTGATGCCCTTGGCGGCCTGACCGCTCATGAACTCGCGAGCGGCGTTCGCGATTGCCTGCGGATCGCTCGTGTCGGCCGGCGCATCGCTGTTGTCGCGCTGGCCGAGCTTGACGACGGGCGTGCGTGCCGACATGAACTCGGCGAACCACTGCGCGGGCGTCTTCGTGACCGTGCCGTTGCTGGCCGAGAACTCGAACGAATGACCGGCAGTTTCGATCTGCGCCATGAACTCGGCTAAGCCGGACTGCTCGGCGGGCAGCACGCGGCCATCCTTGATCCAGTTCGCGATCTGCGCCGAGATGCGCTCGGCGCGGCGTTCGCTTTCGATGCTTGCCGCACGCGCGTCGGCTTCGCTGATGCGCTGGCTGAATTCGACCGCGGCCGCCTCGCGACCTTGGGTCATACCTTCCTGGCGCGCGCGGTCCAGGTCTTCCTGCGTGATAGTCACGTCGTTACCTCCGGAGTGAGAAAAAGCGGAAGCTGCGACGACGGGCTCAATGTCGTTGGCTGCGCGCGCAGCTTCTTCAATGGAATCGATTTGCCAGTTCGGCACCACCGCGTCGGCCACGTCCTGGCCACGGTCGCCGATCAACCATTCGCGCACACTGCGAAACAGACGCGCGGCGGTCTCCATGCCCCAGCCGATCTGAGCAACGCCGGGCGCGGCGAATTCGAAGCATTCGTGAGCGTCCGCGAACTCGACCGGGCGCAGGCCGTCGATCGCGGGAGGCGTAGCGCCGAGCCAGCCGACATGACGCAAACGCCAGCCGTGCTGTTGATCCTTGAACAGCGACACGGAGCGATTGCGGTACGCGCCGGATTCGACTCCGGCTTCGAACTGCGGGTTGATGTCTTCGAAGCGCGCGAACAGCGAATCGCCTTCGCGCTTCAGCTCAGCGGTCCACGCGTAGGCCGGATCGTTGTGCTTGGGGTGGCCGAGCACGGCGGGCGCAGCGCTCAGCGCATGGTTCGCGATCACCTGGTCGATGTCGGCTCGCGAAAACGTGATGTGCTGGCCTTTGGCGTCGATGTGACTGCCAGCACGAAACACCTCGATCCAGTTGGCGAGGCCCTTGGCTTGATGAGAAATGGTCTTGTCCATGCTTCGCAGTGTGCGCGGCACGGATCAAGAAAAATTGGTGAACCGTTTCACAAGCAAATGGATCTGCTGTGACGGTTTGAAGAGAGACGCGTTTAAACGGCCTACAAGCCGTTCGACCGCCTAGGATAGCCCTTGGGTCATCCAAAAGGCCATCAGCGGTTTTTGATGACGTTTTTACGTCTTTTGAAAGGGGTGTCGTGAGAGAGCGTCGGCAGTCACTCGAACAGGTCGCCGTTCAGCGGCTCGGCGGGACGCTCGCCGAGAATCTGAAACACACGACGCATCGTGTATCCGGTGCGGATGGCGATCTGGTCGACGGTCAATCGCTCGATGTATCGAAGGTGACGAACGATCTGATGCCGCTGCTGGCGCGTGACAGCATCCTTCTTCGGCAGCATGATCGTCTCGCCGCCAAAGCGCTCGACCAACGACACGAAGGCAACCGGGCCAATGTGCTCGACCAACATATGCTGTGGGTCGACCCGCTTGGGAATCGACAGATAGGCACCGCCGCGCCAGTCGATCAGCGCGAACGCCGCCTCCTCACCCACGCAGTCGATGAGGTCGCGCAGCAGCTCGGGCAGCGCAACGCGATCGATGACGGGCGGCATGCTCATACGTTTGCCGCCGAGCTGACACGGTGAAGCCATTGCTTCGCCGCCTCGATCAGCTGCTGCAACTGGTCGGCGCGCGCAAAGCGCAGCGCAGCCAATGCCGGGATACGGCGCTTTGCCCAGGACTCCATCGCCTCTTGCGTATCGATGCGGACTGCGCCGCACGCCGCAAGCTGCGCCCACAGAGCCGAAAGCTTGCGCAATTGCGGTTCGCGCCACATACCAGCATCGGCACGCGGATTAGTAGCGTCGAGCAGTTTGTGAAGGCGTGCGTGCGCCTCACGGCGCTGTTTGTCGGTCAGCTCGGTCGCTGAGCGGACGCCGAAGTGCGCCAGCAGCCAATCCTTGTATTGATCCTCGCTCATGCCGGCCTTCATCGCCTTCAGGCGGACCATCTGGCTGTCGCGCTTCGCCGGATCGTTCGAGAGCGCCATATCAGGAACCTTCCATACGATTGAGTCGCACTCGTGCCTGGCTCGCCGCAGCGAACATGCTGAACAGGCGGCGTTTGTTGCGGCGCACGTATGCGACGGCGTCCAGGAATGCCGCGTCCTTCGTACGGCCGGTGCCCACCGTACTACCGGACAACAGGTGGGTGACGGTCCAACCTCGAATGCGCCCGTAGTCGTCATGTTCGGCGTGCACGCCGAACGATGCGTCGGTATACGGCAGACGAACGCTGTCACCGCATACGGTGCGCAAACCGTCACCGAAAAGAGCCTGATAGATGATCTTGACGTCGCTCACAGTGATACCCCGGAAGGTGGCTCGGCGCGCACGGTACAAACGAGCGGCTGCGCGCCGTAATAGAGATGGAAGTGACCAATGCCGGAAGCGCCGAGCAGGTAGAGCACGACGGTTAGCGCGCCGAGCATGGCAAGCAAAAGGCGTAGCACGTTCATGCACCGTCTGCCTCGGGTTGTTCGAACGTGCCGGAGAGAATCGACTCGAGCGCCGGAACGTGGCGCTCACCGGCAATATGACCGCAGCACATGCCGAGCGCGAATTCGACCGCAGCACGTTGCACGCCGGTCAGCACGGGCGCGGCGTACACTGCAACCGTCGCCGATTCGTCTCCGGTCAGTAGCGCGATGGCCTGTGCCAATGACGGGTAACACCACGCCGGCAGGTCCGGTTTTTCGCCTATGCGAAACAGGTCTGCGGCGACCTGCTGCGGCGTCCGCAAGCGCATCACGTTCTGTTCGTTCTTCGTCATATCGGGTTCCTCGGCTGCATCGTCAGTACTCGGCCGCCACGCCGAATAGACGCCCGCTTACGCGGGCGTTTCGCATGGGCTCAGCGCGTCAGTTCAGCGCGTCCTTCAGCGCTTTGCCCGGCTTGAACTTCACGGCCTTGCTGGCGGCG